AACTCAGGTATGTATCCTACAAATGGTCCAACTAAGGCCGATTATCAAAAATATGGATGGTTATTTGGAGCTAAATAACTATTTATATTATTGATTAGACAAGTAAAATTAAAAGATGAGTGAACAGAATTTAACTATTTGGCAGAGGTTATCCAAAACCTTTGGACCCAATTCTTTATTAGGTCAGGATTATCCTACATATAAGTTTGATAAAAAAGTATTACTACGTACCACCGACCGAGCTGAATACGAAAGGGAAAAATTACAAGCACAACAAAGTTTTTATTTAGCAAATCAATGGGCTAAAGTTGAAAACAATTTATATTCTCAAGCCATTTATTATGAACCATCAAGACTCTCCGCACAATATGATTATGAGTCTATGGAGTATACACCTGAAATTTCTGCGGCGTTGGACATTTATGCTGAGGAATCAACAACTACCAATGAGGATGGTTTCATATTACAGATTTATTCAGAATCAAAAAGAATCAAATCAGTTTTAGCCGACCTTTTCAACAATACATTGGATATCAACACCAATTTACCAATGTGGACAAGAAATACATGTAAGTATGGTGATAACTTTGTTTACCTCAAACTCGACCCAGAAAAGGGAATTGTTGGTTGTCAACAACTACCTACAATCGAAATTGAGAGAAGAGAAGTTGGTACTTCACAAAAAATTACAGTAGAACCCGATAGACCTGAAGATAGAAAAGCACTTCACTTCGATTGGAAAAATAAAAACATGACTTTTCAGTCTTGGGAAATTGCTCACTTTAGACTGTTGGGTGATGATAGAAGGCTACCATACGGAACTTCAATGCTTGAAAAAGCCAGAAGAATTTGGAAACAATTATTGTTATCCGAAGATGCGATGTTGATTTATCGTACTTCGAGAGCTCCAGAAAGAAGGATATTCAAGGTATTTGTCGGAAACATGAATGATGACGATGTTGAAGCGTATGTACAACGTGTGGCAAACAAATTCAAGAGAGAACAAATTGTTGACAGTAAGACAGGTCAAGTGGATATGAGATTCAATCAGATGGCCGTTGACCAAGACTATTTTGTACCTGTACGTGACCCAGCAGCACCTAGTCCAATAGATACCTTGCCTGGTGCACAAAATCTATCAGAAATTGCGGATATTGAATATATTCAGAAAAAACTGTTGACAGCTTTAAGAGTACCCAAAGCGTTTTTAGGGTTTGAAGAAGTTGTGGGTGACGGTAAGAATCTTTCTTTGCAGGATATTAGGTTCGCCAGAACAATAAACAGGATTCAAAAAAGTATGTTACAGGAACTGAATAAAATTGCAATTGTTCATCTGTTTCTTTTAGGTTTTGAAGATGAACTTGATAATTTTACTTTGGGTCTTACTAATCCATCCACTCAAGCTGATTTACTCAAAATTGATGTCTGGAAAGAAAAAGTTACACTTTATAAAGACATGGTATCTGACCCTGGAGGTGGAATTTCAGCAACCTCTACAACATGGGCTAAAAAACATATTTTTGGTTGGTCAGACGATGAAGTCAAATTAGATTTACAACAACAGAGATTGGAGAGAGCGGTCGGTGAAGAATTGAAAGCCACTCCAACAGTTATTACCAAAACGGGAATATTTGATAATCTAGATAAATTATACGGGTCAACAACGGGAGGAACACCAACTCAAACTGCAACCGAAACTGGAGGTGGATTTGAACCTTCAGGAATAGAACCAATGTCACCGCCATCACCACCCACACCTGAAGAACCTGCTGGTGGGGAAGCACCACCCGAAGGAGGCGAAGTTACACCGGAATCTAAATCTAAAGAACTGAACATTTTAGTTGAAAATAACTTTATTGAAGGTTCAACCAACATAGATTTGTCACATGGGCAAAATTCTTTGGGTGAAATTACCAAGCAGTTAGACAAGTTACTAAATTCCTAATATTTATTTGTAAACCTACAGTAATGACATTCGGACAGATAAAAACCGCCATAGAAAACCACTTGATTGAATCTTACAAAAGTGAAAAAGAATTCAAGAAAAGTATCAATGAATTTAAGTCTAATATATTGAATAATAAATCAATATCCAAACTTTATTCTGTCTATGACCAGTTATCTACAAATCAAGGTTTGAACGAAGGTGATGCTAAAGATTTTTTAGAAGAAGGATTATCTGTAATCAATAGAATTTTACCAACAGTAAAATTACCCAAACTTGCTAAAGAGACTACTAATAATAATTACAAAAATATTGACACACTAGTTTACACAAATAATTTAAATTTATCTGAACGCGTAAACGCTAAAAAGGAAATCATTCAAATTTTGAAATCTGAGAAAGAAAGTCTGAAGGAATCTATAAAGTTACCTGTTTCTAGTATGGTTAAAATTGCCAATCAGACATTAGAGAATTACATCACAAATATGGATGAAGATTCTAAAAAAGTTTTCATGAATGTGGTAAAAACAGATAGTAAAAACTTGAAGGAAGATTATCAAAACTTGAAAGAATCTACAATAGATAAATTAAAAACAATCCTCACAAACGAATCAGAACAGGAATTAAAATCTAAAATACAAGAGACTATAGAGAAAATTCAAACTCAGGATTTTAATCAGATGAACTATGTAAAATTAGTGAGTTTGGAAAAAAACCTATAGGTTCGTTTTCTTTCTTTGAGTATATTTTGCTTTTAGTAATGCTTTTCTTTTAGTAACAGACTTCTTTTCAAATTCTTTCTTTTCCAATAACTTTTGATTTTGTTTTGTCTTTATTACCTTAGATTTCAAAACTTTCAAAGCCTTCTCTAAATTTTCCGATTTGGTTATTTCGATAATCAACATATTTTATATATATTGTGTTTTTGACAATAAATAACTTTATGGTTACTTTTGTATCAAAATAAACTATGAAATATGAAAATGAATGAAAAAAGGAAAAAGTGTAAAACTAAATTTATTTACACCAATTAAATCAGTATACGGAACTGTGGATTCTAAAAATTTAAAGTCAATCTACATAAACATTCAATCTTGGGTTTGTCCGAAAATGGAGTATGATAATTGGAATAGAGTTGTTTGTAATTTGAATCGTGAAATAAAACACTCTGTATATAATTCGATAACTGAGGAAATTTTTTTAGAGAAAAATATCGTTGATTTAGATTTAAGAACGAGTGGTATAAACAAAGGAAAAAAATCTTTTTTTAATTTGGAAGTAAATTTATTCGTTTCTCAGGACTATGAATTCAAGTCACCAATTCTTAAAGAGGGTATCAAAAAAATTGTAAAAAATATCTATACTAATAATATTTCCAATAACAAATATTTTGATTTTTCGAAATCAAAAAATTAAACAATACTAGCAATATATTTATCTTTTAAAAGGAAGAATGAAACAACTCAGAATTTTAGAGGCACATGAAACAGGACATGGTATTTTAATAGAGATGGACGCTGGTTATGTTTCCCCAAGAGATGAACATAATGCAAATATGTTAAAAGAAGCTAAAAATTTGGATTATAGAAATCCTTTTGAATTTTATGCTGTACTTCAGAAGTATGACACCCCAAACAGAAATGGTAGGTTTTACCCAGAAAAAATTTTGAAGAGAGAATCCGATAGATATAAAAAAATAATTGAAAAAGGATTATCTACTTCTGAATTAAATCACCCTGAGTCTTCACTTATAGATTTAGATAGAGTATCACATCTTATCACTGATATATGGTGGGATAAAAATATTCTAATGGGAAAATTAAAATTATTGACAACTCCAGGGTTTCACGAGAGGGGGATAGTATCCTCTAAAGGGGATGTTGCAGCTAACCTTATGAGACAAGGTGTCACTATGGGGGTTTCATCAAGAGGGGTAGGGTCTTTGAAAAAGGTCGGGGAAAGAAATGAAGTTCAAGATGATTTCGAATTGATTTGTTTTGATTTGGTATCTTCACCTTCAACACCAGGTGCTTATTTGTTTTCTGATGTAAATGACAGACACAAGTACGAAGAAAATTTGGAAGAAGAAAAAAAGGTTAAATCAGACCCAACCACAAACAAATCACTTGATTTGATGAAAAAATTATCCGATTATTTAGGAAAATAATTTAACTATGGACGAAAAGTATTTTGTAGCAAAAATTCAATATGAATTACCCGACGAAACAACAGGGAAAATTAAAAAAATTAGAGAAGAAAAATTGGTGAAAGGTTTTTCAGTGACTGATGTTGAGGCCAAGGTTACAACAAGGTATCAATCTTTTTCTTATGATTGGCGAATAACCTCAGTTTCAGAGAGTAAAATTGATGAAGTAATAGAAAAATAAAAGTGGTCAAACGACCACTTTTTTTTTTGGTGATATTTATTGGTTATGGTAAAAAGAATAGTTGCATCAGGAAACATTGAAGGTGTGGATTATGATTATCTATATAATACCAATAGTTTCAACGACTACTTCAATTATCTTGATATATATAGGCCTTACGAATTGAGTTTTGCTAGTTTGTCTGAATTTCAAGATACAGGTTTAGAAACACAGGTGGTTTTTGATGTGACCTTTGTGGGTTTGGATAATATCACCAAAAGTTGTGTTGTTTTAGGTGTGGATTATAAAGACGTTTATAATTA